GCGCTATCTGCTAACGCACGCAACGCTTGCACTTCCGGGCTGTATCGGTAGCAGGTTTGCGGGAAGTCGCCGAACTCGGCACAGGTGCAATCGGCACCGCACGGCCCGCTGACATCTACCGGCACCAGCACCCCAAGCTTCTCGGCTGTGTCCTGAATCTCACCGCCGTCCACGTCGGCAGCGAAATGCTCGCGCGAAGATTCAAGGATGGCGATGGCGAACTTCTCCAGCGACGATGGTGCATGCGTTGCGGACTGATCCAGCCTCGCCTGTAGTTCCTGCACGCGCTCGTCGCGCTCTTTCGTGCAAGCCCGCGACGTGTCGAGCGCAGACAGCAGGTCGCTGACGACGTTGTGCGCCCGCTGGACCTCGCTTGGCGGCGGGCCGAACACCGAGCAGTTGAGGAACCGGCGCAGCCATTCCACGTCGGCGACTGCCTGCACGCGCTTATCGTTCGTCCCACCCAGCTTCTTCTCCAGCAGGCACTGCTGCGCGGCGATGCACTCGGCGCCCCATTTGCACGGCAGGCAATACGCCTTCGTCTCCGATGCGTGCAGGGCTCGGTCGATCACCGCGATGTGATCCTCCGGGCGGTAGTTGATCCGGCCCGCAGCGATGTCCACGTTGTAGCCGCGCACCAAGAGCAGGGCTTCTCGCAATGTCAGCGATGGGGTAGGGGGCGAAGCACTCATCGCGGCAGACTCCGGTAGAGCGCGTCGATCCAGTCATTGCGCTGGTTATTGCGCGCCTGCTCCTTCGCCATTTCCTCCTTGTAGTAGGCAACATCGCGCACCGCCTTGGACACGGCCTCCACGAAGTACGCCTCAACCGTTTTCTCCTCGGCCTCGCGGACGTAGTTCTCGGCCCATGCGAGGTCGTGGCGGCTGATCTTGATCTGCTCCAGCATGAAGTCCTTGAGGCCCTTGTGCTCGTCCGTAGGCGGCTGCCACGCGCGAACCTGCGCGGCCATGCCGTCCAGGCGTTCGTTCTCGCGGCGTTCGCTGGCGAGCATCTGCTTCGCGCTGGCAAGGGCTTTGGCGCGTTGTTCCTCGCCGTAGTCCTGCTGCCGCTTGGTCGGCATGGCCTGAAGCTGCTTCAGCTTCTTCTCGGCCTCGGCGACGCGCTTGGTGTAGAAGTCGGACGGTTCCTGCCGCTTGGGCTCGTCCGTCATCGGGTCGTCGCGCTGCATGATGCAGGCCCCGAAAGCGCGAGCGCACTGAAGGGCGAACTTCCTGAACGGCAGGCCCTTCTCCATCAGTTCGGCGGTGTAGCCGGTCGGCATTTATTTCTCCTGTGGGTGGAGCGGTGTGGCAGACACGCACAGACCAACCGGGCGACGGCGGGTGCCCGACGCACCGCTGCACGTACCGCTACGTGCCGTTGCCGTCGCCCGATTGTCAGTGGTCATTTCCCGAACCCTACGCGCGTTTCCGCGCGGCGTCAAGCGCGATCTTGAGCGGGTCGACGCGCGAGCCCGGCTTGAAGGCGCGGGTCGAGTTCATCCACAAGTGCCGCGCGGGCATGCTCACAAGGATGTCCGTCCCCAGCAAATCGTGCGGCGAGCACGCGACGACCCGGTACACGCCCCGACCGCTGGCGCGCGCCGGGTTCTTTTGGTTCGGGTAGAACTGCAGGCCGACGATCATCAACCCCCCTTCACGCAGAGAACCTGCTTCAGCGTGTGCACGACTTCGACGAGATCAGTCTGATTCGCCATCACCTGGTCGATGTTCTTGTACGACCCCGGGATCTCGTCGAGCACCGCGTCGTCCTTGCGGCACTCCACCCCGCGGGTCTGCTCCTCCAGATCGGCCACCGTGAACCGGCGCCGGGCTTCCTTGCGCCCCATTGCGCGGCCGGCGCCGTGGCTGCAAGAGTGGAAGGACTCCGCGTTCCCCTTCCCCCGCACCACGTACGAGCGCTGGCCCATCGAGCCCGGGATCAGGCCGAGGTCGCCTTCGCGCGCCCGGATCGCGCCCTTGCGCGTGACGTACACGTTGGCGCCGAAGTGGTTCTCGACCGTCACGTAGTTGTGGTGGCAGTTGATCGCCTCGGTCGTCACCGTGAAGTCCTTCTCGATGTGGTGGGCGAGGTTACGCAGAACCTCCTCCATCATCTGCGCCCGGTTGACGAGCGCGTAGTTCTGCGCCCAGCCGACCGCGCGCCAGTAGTCGGCGAAGTGGTCGGTGCCCTCCGGGAAATACGCGAGGTCGCGGTCGGGCAGGTTGATGAAATGCTTGCGCATGTCCTCACGCGCGAGTTCGATGAAGTGGCGCCCGATCATGTTGCCGGTGCCGCGCGAGCCGGAGTGCAGCATGACCCACACGTCCTGCGCCTCGTCGATGCAGAGCTCGATGAAGTGGTTGCCGCCGCCAAGGGTGCCGATCTGGCGCGCAGCCTTGAGCATGATCTCGCCGCCGATGGCGCGCGTCACAACTTCGGCGTCGCCGCCGGTCAGGCCGTCGCGAATCATGACGTTCACGTTGCGGCCGATCTTGTCGTCGTCGCGGTGCTCGCCGAACCCGGTCGGCACGCCGCGCTCGATGGAGTGGCGGATCTGGACAAGGCTGTCCGGGAGGTCGCTCGCTTTCAGCGACGTGCGCACCGCGTTCATCCCGCAGCCGATGTCGACCCCGACCGCAGCCGGAATGATCGCGTCCTTCGTGGCGATGACGGAGCCGACCGTGGCGCCGATGCCGAAGTGGACGTCGGGCATGGCGGCGACGTGCTTGTGGATGAACGGCAGGCGCGCGATGTTCTTCAGTTGCTGCAGCGCCGAGTCTTCGATGTCTTCCGTCCACAGCTTGATTGGGCGGGAGCCTTCTTCGTGGATTACTTTGTTCACGATTCCTCCTTGGGTTAGGTGTCAGCTGGCGCGTCCCGGGCCTCCACAACGTCACTATACCCCTAAAACAAAAAGCCCGCAAGAGCGGGCTCAAAACGGGCAATGCAGGTATATCCAGAACCCCTCGTCGGTGCCAACCTCAGGCTCTATTCCGCACGCCGCGCAGCCTGCGAGCAGGGCCACGAGCGCAGTCCTAATTATCCAAGTCAAGCGGCGCCGCCTGGATCAGACGAATCGAGCGCACCTTCGCCAGATCGACGAACGTCACGCGGTGGACACGGAAGCCGTACTCGTTCACTTCTCCGCGCACAGTAGCGAGGATCGACTTCTCGGGCGGGTCCGCCATCAGCGCGGCATAGTCCGTCGACGTCACCACCTTGCGCACCGCGCCCATCGTCACGTCGCCGAGCACGTCCTTCGCGTCGAACACCCGGGTCACGTATGGCTCGATGCTCTTGATCTCGTACTTCACAACTGCCGCGGCGACCACGCCGATGCCATCCTTGGTCGTCAGCGTTTGCGGCGGCAGGCGCATCGTGGTTTCGCAGGTGGTGATCTCGATGACTTGTTCGATCATCGGCCATTTCCAGTGCAAGCCCGGCTCCAGCGCGCGGTTGAACTTGCCGAGCCGAAGCACCGCCCCCTTCTCGAAGGCGTCGATGACGTTGAAAGGCTTGATCCACGTCCAGCCGCGGTCAAGCCAATCGAGAATTTTATCGAACATGGGAATCCTTGGCGGGCCGCGCGGGGATCGAACCCGCGACCTCTGGCTTGACAAGCCAGCGCTCTAACCTTCTGAGCTAGCGGCCCTAGAGTAGTGAGGCTTCTGCTTCGCGGCGCAGGACCAAGCCGGGCAGCTTCTTGCCCCCGCCATTGACCCACTTCCGCAACTCGGCTTTCGCTTGGTCGATCTCGCCAGCGTTGAGCCGCTTGCGCAGCGTCGAGGCTTTCAGGCGCCCGACGCCAAGGTTGTAGGCGAAGTCCGCGATCGCGCAGACCTGGTCGCCTGTGAGATCGGGGCACAGCAAGACCGTGCTGCGAACGAAACGCGCGGCGTCCGAATCGAGCCGCGCGTCAGCATATTCTTGCGTCCAGCGCCGACCCGGGAAAACATCCGGGCCGGTAGATCCCCAGCCGCACGTCCAGACGCCGGCGGGGCACAGGTACGGCAGCAGGTGACAACCCTCGAAGCGCCGGATCAAGCGATACAGCGCGTCGAGGTTCACTTCCGCGTCTTGCCGATGTGGCGGTCCGCGAAGTAGTAGCCGAGCACGGAAGCGATGAGGTTCTTGTCCCACTCCGTGATGATGAGTGCTGCCTTGAGCACGCTCAGAAGCCACAGCGCGACGGCGATGCTCGCGGTCAGCGGCCGGATGAGACCATTCCAGCCGTCGATCCAGCGCACGCCGGTCGGCGTGTTGGCGACCTTCATCGCCTCGGTGAACGCCTGCGCTTCCGCCAGGCCGACTTGCGTCTCGCCGACGAGTTTGATCTCGCCCAGCTTGAGGTCCGACTGCAGCTTGATGAGGTCCATCTGGCGCGCGTGCGCCGCCTGGTCGACGCGCTCCTGCTCGCGGATATGGTCGAGCTCCTGAAGGTGCGCTTGCCGCTTTTCCAGCCAGTCGGTCGCGCGCCCGATGACGAAGCGGAAGGCGCTACCGCCGAGGAACGCGAAGAGAGATGAGAGCATTTACCGTTTCGCTTCTTGAATGCCGGGCATGGCCCGAGCGAGGAACGGCTGCAGATCCGCCAAGGGGACCGCGAACGAAATGTGGGCGTGGGATTCGACCAGCAGCCCGACGAGTTGGTACTCGCCGTCGCGGAACACGAACACTCCCCCGCCTGAGTTGCCCCCAGCAACTTGCGCGGTCGTGACAAGCCGCCGGCCGAACGGCATGCGTTCGTGGCCCACGACGCCCTGCGACACGCCGAAAGTCACGATCTGCGCGATGCCCAGCGGATAGCCGATGACGTACACGGGTTCGTCGACTTCGGCCTCGCGCGCGGCGACACGTACGCACGGGCATTGCGCCTCGGCCTGCGGGAACACGAGCACGGCGTAATCGAGCCGGTCATCGCCCCGCGCGATGACCGTGCCAGCCGGGCCGCCGGCGCGCAGCGCCGTGACCGCGTTTACGCAGTGGTCGGCGGTCAGCACGTAGCCTGGCGCGAGCACCACGCCGCTGCAGCGGTCAGAGAGACTTCGCACCGTCGGTCGCGCGTCGGCACCGTTCGGCTGCGCGAACGCGGCGAGCGGCCCGACCAGGGTGAGCGCGATAGCGACTGCGAGAGCGATACGGATGGCGAATTTCATGGCAAGACCCCCTATTACTGATTATACGCGGCTCAGAAAAACACCTTGTAAATCAG